ATATTTTGACATCATAAGGAAAATAAATGCCATCACTTAGCTCCTTTATTAACGCCAGCCAATATTCTACCGAAAGCACCACTCTTGATCTATTAGGTGGTATGAAGTTAGGTTCAACCTATGCCGGAATCACTTTTAGTGGTATCGGGGGTGCAGCTAATAACGATCCAGGTGGTTTATTTGGATGGTTAGTATATGCTAGATCAACTTTATATAGTCCTGCGAAAGGTTCTACCTCGGCTACTTATATTGTATACACAACACCACAAGAACTTGTTGGTGATTTAAACCAGTTGTCTGGTATTACATCATGTTTGATTTCAGATCCTTCGGCTGGTGGAACTTTTGGTTTTTTCCAAACAGCCGGAACAATAGACGAGAAAGTTCAACTTGCACCAAGACCTGCTGGAACTGATTTTTTACATGCAATCAATTATCTAGCATATGGTGGTACATTAGTTATTGTTGGTTCACCAGTTGGCTTTGACAACTATATTGCAACTACTGAAAATTATCTAGATGTTATTGTTGGTCAAGAAGCCAATAGTTCACTATGCACATGGTTAATTGACCAACCGTACACAACAGGAATATTTCCTTCTATTGCAGATGTTACTGGTATAACTGGTAGTGGTTACACAATGGCAAATTATGCTTCCTTGTTTGGTGCTACTGCTCTTGTAACGGGAACAACCGTTGCCAACCGAATCTTTAATGTTTATGGTATCAAAGATATTTCAAATTTAGATACTTCTACATTACAATCAAATACTCAAATTACATACAAACTACCAACTTCTACAGATGTTGCTGGATTCTTTGCAAGAGCAAAGAACAGAAATGAATTGTATCTTTCAGTTGCTGGTCTTGATAGATCAACAATTCTTAATGGAAATGTATCGTCATCCATTGATTGGAATGATTCATTAAAAACCACATTAAGAAATAATAAAGTAAATTTCTTTGTAAATTACAATCCAAAGTTCTTGGGTTCAGATATTGTTGGTGCAACGGCTACTGGAACACTAACAAATTATGACAGAGTTGGACCATCTCGTTTACGTTCAGCATTGAGAAAAGATTTAGATACAATTGGTCTAAAGTATCTGTTTGAAATTAATAATTCTACAACTCGAGCACAAGTTACTTCAGAAATTGAAAGTGCAATTGATCCATATTTAACTTTTATTGATACTACTAAAACACAAATTATTTGCGATAGTTCTAATAATGTTGATAATTCTGGTTCTTTAAATATGATGGTTGTAATAAAACCAATTCTTAGTATTGATAGTTTTGTAATTGATATTAATCTTACACAATAATGGCAAACAATAATTCAATAACAACTTTTAAAGAAGGTTTTTTGGGTGGCACTCGTGCTAATAGATTTGTCGTTGAACCAATTTGGCCTGTAGGTATTAATGTTCCTGCAGATGATTCATCATTTAAAATGATATCTGCATCATTGCCTGCATCAACAATCAATACTATTAGTGTTCCATATCGTGGAAGATTGATAAATTTTGCAGGTGATAGAATGTATACACCATGGAATGTTGGTATTTACGATGATAATAATACCAATAGTATATGGAAGGGATTACATCAATGGGCAGAATTTATGGATGGTCACTACACACATAAAGTAAAAGGTGATGATTTTTCATATAAAAGATTACAAACAACTTGGAGAATGAAACAATTAGATGCTAATGGTTTAGTGTTAAAAACTATAACTTTATACAAATGTTGGCCATCGGTAGTAGATGAAATCAGTTTGAATATGGCAGAGCCCGGATTTGTTGGGTTTAATACAACTCTTACATTTGATTATGTTAAAATTCAAGATAAAGAGAACTATAACACTTAAGATTAACTAACCATGCTAAATGATTTCAAAAATACCTTTTTTGGTGGAACTCGTTCTAATAGATTTAGAATAGATGGTTCATTTCCAACCGGTGGTAGATTTACAGACTTTCATATACGTTCTGCTACTCTTCCAAGAGTTACTAGTAAAACTTTAAGTTATGATTATTTTGGTAGAAAATTTCATTATCCTGGTGAAAGAGATTATGGTACTTGGAATATTACCATGTGGGATGATGTCGGAGATAACAACTTATGGGGTAAATTAAATAGATGGCAAAATTTAATTAATGACCATGATCAAAATAAATCTTCTACTCCTGGAGTTGGAACTGGTCAAACTTCAAGACAATATAAAGCAGATAATTGGAGAGTCCAGCACTTAGATTTAAATGGTAATGATCAACCACTAAAAGAATATATTTTACATGGCTGCTGGCCTGCTGGAATTCAACCAGTTCAAATGAATATGGGTTCTCCCAATGTGTTAAATAGTTATACTGTAATGATTGTTTTTGATTATATGGAAATCAAAAATATTACAAGGAGAACATAAGGTGAATTATGGAAATTGATATATTTGGATTTCAGTTTGGAAAAAAGAAAACCACCAAGGAAGATCAAAAAAATGATGCAATGGCATCATTTGCAGTTCCAGAAGTATTTGATGGAACTGTAACTGTTGAGGCTGGTGGATTCTTTGGTACTGCCCTTGATTACGCAGCCACAATGCGTGATGAAACTCAGTCAATTATTCAATATAGAAATATATCAATATATCCAGAGATTGATGCTGCTGTAGATGAGATTGTAAATGCGTCTATCGTACCTGGAACAGACCACACACCAGTAAAATTGGATTTATCCAAGTGCCCAATTTCTGATAATATCAAAACAAAAATATATAAAGAGTTTGATACTGTAATTCATCTATTGGATTTTAATCATAAATCATACGAAATCTTTCGCAGATGGTATGTAGATTCAAAGTTGTTTTACAATATTGTAATCGACAAGGATCTTCCTGGTCAAGGTATTCAAAGTATTGTTGCCGTAGATCCATTAAAAATTAAAAAAGTTCGTAAGTTTAAAAAGGAAATGGATAAGTATGTTCAGCAAACAAACACTCCAGTTCAATTAATTAAAGAAGTTGAAGAGTATTATGTTTATACGAATAATGATAAAGAGTCACCAGTAATGACTGGTCCACAAGGACTTCATTTATCTCTTGATAGCATTGTATATGTTCCATCTGGATTGGTTGATCTTAATACAAAACGTATTTTAGGATATTTGCATAAAGCCATCAGACCACTAAACATGTTGCGTCAAATGGAAGATGCGATGTTGGTATATCGTATTGCTCGTGCTCCAGAACGTAAAATCTTTTATGTAGACGTTGGTCAACTACCAAAAGCCAAAGCCGAACAATATATGCGGGACATGATGAGCAGATTCCGCACAAAACTTACTTACAACCAAGATACTGGTGAAGTAAGAGATGAACGAAAGATGATGTCAGTACTTGAAGATTACTGGCTTCCACGTAGAGAAGGTTCACGTGGAACTGAAATCACAACTATTCCTGGTGCACAATCAACTTCACAAATTGAAGACATTGAATACTTTAAAAAGAAATTGTTTGCATGTTTAAATGTTCCAATTAGTCGTTTATCTGCTGAATCAACTGGTTTCAATATGGGTCGTTCTACCGAAATTACCAGAGAAGAAATTAAATTCTATAAATTTGTTGATCGTATTCGATATCAGTTTTCTCGTTTGTTCATGGATACATTAAGAGTTCAATTGCTTCTAAAAGGTGTAATGACTCAAGAAGATTGGGATGTTTTAAAAACCGATATTAAATTTGTATTCAACACGGATAATTATTTCTGGGATCTCAAAGAATCCGAAATTCTATCCGAACGTCTTAAGATGCTTTCGTTTGTTGAACCTTACATTGGTAAATACTTCTCAACTGAGTTTGTTAAGACTGATATTCTCAAACAACTTCCAGAACAGCTCAAGGTTATGGAAAAGCAAATGGTTGTTGATAGACAAAGAATAGCACAAGAACAAGCAGCCTTAGCCGCCCAACAAGCCGCCCAAGAAGGTGGACAACAGTAATATCCCATGACTAATAATAAATTATTATTAAAGTCTGGAATAGAGAACATCATTTTTAAAAATGATGAAAGTTTTAAGCAAAGTATAATTAAAGTTTTATCCATTAAATTGAACGAAAGTATTAAAGAAACTGAATTACTGGTGTCAAAAGCACTGTTATACAGAGAATCTATTACTCCAGAAAATACAACTTTAAATGAATTTGTAGACTTTGTAACTAACTTTAAACCAGGAAATTATAAGTTTCAAAATGGTTCAAATATAAATATTACTGATTCAGATATATTACATATTAAAAATTTATTTGAATCATTGAATGTTAAAAATAGAGAACACCTGGTTTCTGAATTATTTACTGATGGAACAACATTTAAGCAACATTTAACATTTTCACAGAAGGTAAGAAAATTATTATGAAAAACAATATCCGTCAAATGCTCAAGACCGTAGTAGAAGAAAATGCTGTTGCATTTAAAGAACAAGCCACCAAAGTTCTCTATGGCAAAGTTGGAACCAGACTACAAGAACAATATAAAGTTATTGCTAAAGATTTTCTTGGAAAGAAAGAACCTAAATGAAACTGATTACCGAATTAACTGAAGATATAAAGTATATCAAAGAGAATGCTGGTAATGGAGATAAACATTACTTCATTGAAGGTATTTTTATGCAATCTGGTGTAAAGAACCGGAATGGTCGAGTATATCCACAAGGAACCCTTGCCAAGGAGACCAACCGTTATATTACTGAATATGTTAATAAAGGTCGTGCTTTAGGTGAACTTAATCATCCTACAGGACCAACTGTAAACCTTGATCGTGTATCACATATTATCAAAGAACTCCATGAAGATGGTAATTCTATTTGTGGTAAAGCAAAAATCTTAGATACCCCAATGGGAAAGATTGTAAAGAATCTTATTGATGAGGGTGCTCAATTGGGAGTATCTACTCGTGGTATGGGTTCTTTAAAGTCTAAGAATGGATACCAAGAAGTACAAGAAGACTTTATGCTTGCTGCTGTTGATATTGTTGCAGATCCATCCGCACCACACGCTTTCGTAAATGGAATCATGGAAGGTAGAGAATGGATGCTAGTAGAAGGTTCTTGGCAAGAGCGTCAAATTGATGCAGCAAGAAAACTTATAAATGGTTCATCAAGCCGAAATCTAAACAAAAATATTGTTAAAGTATTTGAAGAATATTTTAATAAACTTAAATGAATAAAGATATTTCCCATCTTGCTCGAAATTATTTGATTGAATCGTTTAATAAACATTCAACGGGTGATTTGCATGAAGAATTCTTAAGAGAATTTGGCGAAGGTCCAAGTATAGCCGTTGATTCTTATAATAAAACAAAAGCACCCAAATTACCAAAAACTCCAAGTAAAGATGTTATTCCTGTTAATCGTCATGCTCTTGATACTATGGAAGATCCTTCTAAAATTAAATTACCATATGGTGTAGGTGGCGGTCGTGGTGGAAAGGGTGAAGGCATTGATGCCGAAGGTAAGCCAGATAATATTTTGTTTGGTGATACGGAAAAAGATGATTTAGGTGCTGGGTCTGCTGCAGGTGCATATGCTATTGGTACTGGATTGGACTGGTTGGGTAACTTGCTTGGAAATAAAGCAACTTCTGCAATTGCTGGAACTAGTCTTCTTAAAAAAATCCCAGGAATAGATAAAGTTCCAGGAGCAGTAGATTCACTTTTAGGTCAGGCTGCAGATATATCTGGGTCAAGTTGGTTTGATGCAAATATTGGCAAGATAGGTCAAAATGCTCAAAATTTAGCAGCACAGGGAGCCGGAAGTCCATGGGTGCCACTAGTTGGCTCAAAGCGTGCGGCATTTAAACCAGTTGATCCATTAGATGCAAGAAGACGCGCAGTATCACAAAGACAGTTAGAAGCTCAAGAAAAAGCATACGGTATAACTCCGTAATTTTAAAAACTACTAAATAATTAACACAAGGATTCTTTTATTATGAAACAAAAAAGCAAGAAAACTATTTCAGAAGCAGCAGCCGAAGCCATGGGTCTAGGTGGATATCCAATGTCCAACGGTCAATCAGATTTTGATGGCACTGGTAAGGGTTCGGTCATCGCACAACCAATTGATTTTGGTGGTGCAGCAATGGCTCAAGCTCAAGTTCCAGTTGGTGCTGGAATGGCAGCTCCAACTGCTATGGCTTCGTCATCAGAAGATGAAGAAGATACTGAGGAAGATACCGAAGAAGAAATGGAAGAAGAAGAGACCAACGAGGAAACTAAACAAGATTTCCGCAATGCTCTTGTTTCTCTTTTAGGTGAAGATGTTTCACCATCCCTTGTATCTCAACTCGAAGCAATCTTTGAAGCCGCTGTATCTGACCGTGTTGAAAAAACCGTTGCCAACATCGTTCAAAATGTTGATGGTAATGTAAAGACATATCTTGATAATGTAACTGAATCACTTGTAGAGAAGGTTGATGATTATCTTGACTTTGTTGTTGAAGAGTGGATGACCGAGAATGCTGTTGCAGTTGAGCAAGGTGTTAAGACACAAATTGCAGAAAACTTCATCGGTGGTCTCAAGAATCTCTTCGAGAATCATTACATTGATGTTCCTGCAGAAAAGTATAATGTTCTTGATGAACTTTATGCCCAAAATCGTGAACTAGAAACCAAGCTCAATGAATCCTTCCAATTCAATATGAATCTTCGTAAAGAAGTTTCACTCACTGAATGTGCTGGTATCTTTGTTGCCGAAACACGTGATCTTGCAGACACACAAGTTTCCAAACTACAAAATCTAATGGAAAGCGTTAATTTTAGCAATCCAGAAGAATATCGCGAAAAGCTCGTTGCTATTCGTGAAAACTATCTAACCAAAGGTCGTCCAGTCGCTCGCCATGCCGAACCTGAACAAACCTTTTCCCCAGTCAAAAATACACCAACAACCCTAGTAGAGGGATATGTTGGTGCTATCGGACGACTCAATAAAAGAGTCTAAACTTTCACTTTTACTAAATAATTTTAATCAATAGGAGATTAATAACTTACCATGAATTTTCAAGAAAACACCCCGTATGACATTCTAACCGAGAAGTGGGAGCCCGTACTCAGTCACGGCGCACTTCCTGTAATCAAAGATGATTACCGCCGCAAGGTAACCGCCGTTCTTTTAGAGAATCAAGAGCAATCTCTTCGTTCTCAGCATCTAACCGAAGACATGGCATCTGGTGCCAATCTCGGTATGCCTTCATCGTTCACCAACTCCGGTGGCGTTGCAGGTTACGATCCCGTACTCATCTCGCTCATTCGCCGTTCTATGCCAAATTTGATGGCCTACGACATCTGCGGCGTTCAGCCAATGACTGCTCCAACTGGTTTGATCTTTGCCATGCGTGCAAATTATCAACCTGCTGGTGTTGCTGGTACTTATACCGGTACATATGCAGAAGCAATGTTCCAAGAGCCACAAGCATCCTTCGGTGGTTGCGGTTGGACACTTGATGCATCTTATGTTTCAGCTAAGGGTCTATCGGCCAACAATGGTGGATTCTTCCCTGGTTCGTGTGCAGCAACAAATCTTACCGCCCTTAACAATCTTCGTGGTATTCTTACTGCGAATGGTGAAGGTATTGGCAAGACTGCTCCATATGCTAACTGGAATCAAATGGCCTTTAGCATTGACCGCGTTGCAGTACAAGCCAAGACTCGTGCACTAAGCAGTAATTACACTGTTGAACTTGCACAAGACTTGAAGGCTGTTCACGGTCTAGATGCCGAAGCCGAACTCGCAAATCTTCTCAGCACAGAAATTCTTGCTGAAATCAACCGTGAGCTCGTCAAGACCATCTATTATGTTGCTAAGAATGGTTCTCAGCAAAACGATCTCGTTACTCCTGGTACATACGATCTTGATCAAGATTCTGATGGTCGTTGGTCAGCAGAACGCTTCCGTGGTCTCAGTTTCCAAATCGAGCGTGAATGCAATGCAATCGCCAAGGAAACTCGCCGTGGTAAGGGTAACTTCATCATCTGCGACAGCGATACCGCTGCAGCACTTGCAATGTCTGGTTTCATGAGCCTTTCACCTGGTATCGCTCCACAAATGAATGTTGACGATACTCAAAGCAATTTTGCTGGTCTCTTGAGTGGTAAGATTCGCGTTTATATCGATCCATATAGCCCAGTAGGATTTAATTTCTTCTGCACAGGCTATAAGGGCGAATCCCCGTATGATGCAGGTCTGTTCTACTGCCCATACGTTCCGCTCCAAATGGTTCGTGCTGTTGATCCTGCTACGTTCCAACCACGTATTGCGTTCAAGACTCGTTACGGCGTAGTTGCTAATCCCTTTGTTCTCAATGGTGCTGTACCTGATGCAGACGCATTGACCACTGGTCTTAACCAATACTATCGTCTAACTCGTGTAACACATCTACACGGTAACACGATCTAAGTAATAGGTCAGAACTTAAGTAACACTTCGAAGCCCTCCTCAGAAATGAGGAGGGCTTTTGTTATTAGATAAATATTTCTATGAGCTGCATTTCAAATATAAATCCACTATACAATAGTTACTTTACATTAATCTTTGGTCGTGGAACAAAACAATTTGAATTAAATTGTCAGAAAGCCAATCTTCCAGGATGCACAGTACCTGATGTAAATCAACCAACAATCTTTGGTACAACGATCCCAGTACCAACTATGCAGTTTAATTATGAAACTTTAAATGTAGAATTTATAGTTGACTCTGAATTAAACAATTGGAAAAGTTTATATTCTTGGATGCGTAATGTAGCAAATATTGAAAATGACAATACAAATAATTTGCCATATCAACAATGGCATCATCAAGCTGTATTATCGATAGTAAGTCCAATATCCAATTGTGTTGTTACTACAGTAACATTTCGATATATTGTTCCAAGTAAACTTACTGGTATTGTATTTCAATCAGATACTTCTGACGCGGTAATACAAAAAGCATCTTGTACTTTTAAATTTTCATATTATGAAATTTATCCAGATGCCCCAGAAAATCTTAAAAATACTCTTTAAATGTAATCTTCTGGATTATCAGACCAGCTTTCAGCAGAATTTGGACTGCTCTCTGGATTAAATGGTAGCTTTTTAGTTTCAGGATTCATTGTACGGCGTTTTACAGGCTTAGGTGGCTTCGGAGCCTCCTCAACCAATAGATCCTCTACAGTGGGTTCCTGCTGCTCAGATTCTTCTAGTTCTTCTAATTCATCGTCAAGTATGACCTCTGACCCCTCAAAACTGTCAATCATATCGTTTACAAAATTTACAAAATCTTCATTATTAAAAAGTTCATTGAGCATCATAAGTCCAGCTTCAGGACCTACAACTAAATCTTCATTAGTGTTATTCATTATAGATTTTGGATCTTCTTGCATTGTATGAAAGAATACGTCATACATCTTAGAAAGATCTTCACTGGGAACTCCTGTATATAAGACAGAAGTTCGATTAATTGAAATTTCTGATAGTTGTAGATTAGATGCGTAATTAGTTAACTTAAAATATTCAATGAGATCACCACTTTTATCTCTTGACATTGCACAGTCAATTTTGGCTGGAAATGATATTACTATTTTATCTAATTGAGCATCACGAACCAATCCAATTAGTTCGTCACCATTGATAAGCTTAACAACTCTAACGATACCACCAAAGGGAGTTTCTTGTACTTCATCAGTCATAGTAACCCTCCTAATTTATTTATCATCGGTAGGTAGTGGCATCGACATTATTTTGTAATCAAACTTTTCTTTTTTATAAATTTTAATTCGTTCTTCAAAATGCCTATAAACATGGTTCTTGTATGACATGTAACAAAGATCATCAACAATATCATAAACTTTCAAAGTTTTCTTTTTAGCAGATACTCGTAAACCTCTACCAATACTCTGTAGTAAACGAATTATAGATTTCGTAGGAGAGGCAAGGATAAGATTATCAATGTTGACAATGTTAATGCCAGTACTAGTAGTACCGTAACTCGCAACCAATATGGCATTAGTTTGTGTATCCACGATACGGCGAATTGATTCTCTGGCTTCACTTTCTGTTTTTCCGTGAATAAGATATACCTTCTTATCTGTTCCTGCTGCCTCAATGAGAGCGTGGAGAGGTTTCCCGTGTCCTTCGACATAGTTGAAGAGGATGAGTGTGTTGCCCTTGGTATGAATTGCGAGTTCTTTGACAAATTCATTCCTCCTACTATTACTTATTATAGTCTTGATTTCATCAGGATATTTTTGTTTTTTCATATCCTGCTTCTCTTGGTCTGTATACTTCAATACAATACAGTCAACAGCAAGAGTAGCAAGCAATCCCTTGTTCATAAGGCTCTTCGTCTGAATAAATTGTACAGCAGGTCCTAGAATGCCTTCTATGCTTAAACGATGTGCTTGTGTTTGATCTAGTGTACCTGTAGTACCAATGCGGAACCATGCTTTGGTTAACTTCTGACCAATTAAGTTAATAGATTCTGCTTTGGCTTGGTGGCATTCATCAAAGAAGATTGCATCAAACTGATCAAACCATTCTCTAGGTAACTTGTATATAGACTGCCAAGTAGAAACAATTACTTGTTTGTTGGTATCTTTTTCAAGTCCTGCACTAATTTTATGAATATATTTTCTTGATAGCCAAGAAGGGTCTGCCTTTGAGTAATCAAAGAAATCGGTTTCCATCTGTGTAACCAGCCCTACCGTTGGAACCAAAACTAAAATCTTTCTGTCTGATTTTATTACGGAGAGTAGATAACGGAGCAAGACGTAGATTATTAAACTTTTTCCAGAACCTGTCGGAGATATTATTACACACCTGTGAGCGTTGATAGCGTGAAGAATTGCTTGGCTTTGGTGGGGGTGCATTTTGACCCGCTGCTTCTTTACAGAAACTTTCAGTGTCTCGTAGAAGTCCAGAAGTTTCTCCTCCGTTATGCATAGGGGATTCCTGCTCTCTTTGATATTTAAAGTGTATTGACGGTCTTTACAAAACTTACTCAGATAAGATTTAAGACCTCTTGGTAGGGTGGAAGATAGAATATCAAATAATCGTATCTTACCATCCCATATACGCCGTTTAAATAATGGCATATACTCAGCACCGGGAATCATGAACGAGAAATAATCTCTCAGTTCTTGTTTGACTCCCTTTTCTGTTTTTATATAGTAACGAACTTCGTCTACAGATTCAACTTCTACATCCACTCAATATTTATGGTAAGATTAGACAATGCCCTGAGTCATCTTAAACCAGTCGATAGCGGACTTAATAGAGAAGTTTCTATTATTGAGAACTTTTAAAAATTCTTCAACCATCTTAACCTTAACTTCAATTACAGCAATCTTTAATTTTAGTTCAATAATCTTAGGATCTGCCTCTATGAACTTTTCCACATCAGTCTTTAATAGAGTGAGTCCATTTGGATCTTCTCCCCAGGCTTCCAACTCTTCACGGCTAGCCTTACCTGTGAAGATCTTCCACTTACGAAGTTTAAGAATGGCTAGGTCGTTGACCTGCTTACATAGAATCAGTTTAAAGTCTCCATGAAGGCATAGGTACTTACTATGCAGTTGAGGAGTTCTAATAGCCTCGTTTCCCAGTTCTGAGGAGTCAACCGATGCATCTTTGGAAATATTGAGTTTAAGGTCTTCTAGATTCATAAAGACAGTA